CCTAATAGTTCTACAAGTGCTTTAATTGTTAGAGTTGGTATAACACCAGGTGCAACACAAAATTTAGATAGAACAGTGGCCGTTACTGATTTTAGAGAAGGTAAAATACTTAATACTACATTTACAGCTACAGCACAAAACTCATTTATATATGTAGAATCAGATGGTGTTCAATTAGACGTAGATTATGTTAGATGTTCTAGAAGTGATATATTAAACAGAAAATTACCTTATATAACATATGATCATTTTTTACAAAATTTTAAAGCACAGGATGATAGAAATAAAAGTGGTACTTATGGTGATCCATTAAGAATGTATATATTACCAAGTTATACTGCTTTTGGAGTAAGCCCAAGACCTAATAAAAGTGATTTTCAAGTAAGTTATAATTACTATAAAACACATACTGATTTATCTGCACATGGTGATAACATGTCTTTACCAGATAGATTTAGACCTTTAATTGTAGATAGAGCTAAATATTATACTTACATGTTAAGATCAGATCCACAACATGCACAATTAGCAGATAGAGATTTTCAAAGAAAACTTAGATTATTAAAAGTAGACTATGCTACTAAAAATGAATATATGAGATCTGATAGTATTACAGAAAGCGTAGCAACTAATATTGGAGGCAGAGTTAATTAATGAGCATTAAAGAAGAAAGAAAAATAGAAAAAAAGAATGGCATGGATGTTATAGATAATATAACTTCTAATGGTAAAAATAGAAATATGAAGATGGCAAAATATGAACCAGGTGGTAATGTTAGAGATATTAAATATGAAATATATAAAAAAGCATTAAAAGAAGATAGAATTAAAGATATTTTTCCAGATGAACCCATGAAAAATCTTATGGAAATGTTTGAAAGATATTTAGAAGAAACTGGTCAAAAATAATATTTGTATTATGGCTGTAAATTATTCTATAAATAAACCTAAAGAACCAGAAGACAATATGAGATATGCTGAAAGAAAAGCAGAAAGAATGTTGACTAATGGTTTAAATAATCAGCCATCTAATGATAATTTATTAAAAAAAGAAAAAAAAGATTTTGAATTATTAAAAACAAAAGAATCTAAAAGAGATATATTTGGACCATTAACAAATAAAGAAACAGAAAGATTACAAAATTTATCTATAAAACGAGAAAAAGATAAAGATGCCAACAACTGATTTAATATCACCTTTTGTAGTAAGTTGTGCTGGGGGATTGACATTGAACAAAGATGTATTTTCAATGCGACCTGGTGAGGCACTACTATTACAAAACTTTGAGCCTGATATTAAAGGTGGGTATAGACGTGTTAGTGGTACAACTTTATTTAATACAACACAGATTCCGCAAGGTTCTAGCAATAGTAGTTTAGTTGTAGATTGTTCTATAGTATTTAATGGACAAGTTATAGTTGCAAGAGGTGGAGATATACATAGAGTTTCCACAACTGGTAGTTATACATCTTTAACAACTGGATTAGGAACATCCACTAGAGCATACGACTTTGAAAAATTTAATTTTAATGGAACTGAAAAAATAGTTATTGCAACAGGCCATTCTCCTGCACAAATAATTAATTCTAGTTTTGCAGTAGATGTAGTAAATGCAACAGGTGGTGGTACAGCTCCAACAAATCCTAAATTTGTAAAGGCATTTCAAAACCATATGTTTTATGCTGGTGCAAGTAATCCAGAAGAAATTATATTTAGTGTACCATTTGCAGAAGATAATTTTACATCAGCTAGTGGTGCAGGATCATTTAGAGTTGACTCTAATGTAGTTGGATTAAAAGTATTTAGAAATGAATTAATAGTATTTTGTGAAGATAGAATTTATAAATTAACAGGTACATCATCAAGCAATTTTGCAGTACAAGAAGTTACGAGAAATATAGGCTGTAGAGATGGTGGTAGTATACAAGAGATTGGTGGAGATGTTATATTCTTAGCACCAGATGGATTAAGAACTATTGCTGGTACAGCTAGAATTGGTGACGTTGAACTTGGATCTATATCTAGACAAATACAATCTAGAATTGATGAAATAGGTTTAGATAGAATTACATCTATAATTATTAGGGCTAAATCTCAATATAGAATATTTTACCCAACAACTGCAGGTGGACAAGGATCATCAAAAGGTATTATAGGTGTATTAAAAAATAATCCTAATACAGGATCTATTGGATTTGAATATGCAGATATGGTTGGTATAAAACCTGCATGTACAGATTCTGATTTTATTAGTGGAGTTGAAACACAAGTATTCGGTGGATTTGATGGGCATGTATATAAAATGGAATCAGGAAATAGATTTGCAGCAGGATCAGCAAATAATACTATTCAAGCAGTATATAGATCACCCGATATGGTTATGGGAGATCCAGGTGTAAGAAAATACATGCAAAGAGTTAATCTAAACTATCAAGGTGAAGGTACATCTATTGATGCAAACTTAGCACTTAGATATAACTATGATGATCAGAATAGTCCCCAACCAGCAAAAATTGCACTACCAAATGTAGGTGGTGCTGGACAATATGGAGCAGCTAAATATGGTAATTCATTGTATGATGCATCAGGTGTTCCATTAGTAAGACAAACGGTAGAGGGATCTGGATTTGCAGTAGCGTTACAAATAGATGATCAAAATAGTGCAGACTCATTTTCAATTAAAGGATTTCAATTAGAATTTACCCCAGGAGGAAGAAGATAATGGCAGGTTATTCGGCAAGACAGGCTAGTTATACAACAGGAGATACTATAACTGCAGCTCATTCTAATGATGAGTTTAACCAAGTATTGGCTGCATTTAATGCAACTACAGGACACACGCATGATGGAACTGCGGGTGAAGGTGGACCTGTAACTTCAATTAGAGATGCTAACACTTTAAACAGAGTATTAGTTGACTCTACTAATAATCACTTAGAATTTTATGTAAATGTATCATCATCTTCTGTACAACAGTTTAGAGTACAAGATGGTGCTATTGTACCTATTACAGATAATGATATTGATTTAGGAACTTCTTCTCTTGAGTTTAAAGATTTATTTATAGATGGTACAGCTAATGTAGATACACTTGCAGCAGATGCTATTAGTTTAGGAGGTACAACTATTACTTCGACTGCAGCAGAATTAAATATACTTGATGGAGTTACTTCGACTGCAGCAGAACTTAATATCTTAGATGGTGTTACTTCTACAGCTGCAGAGTTAAATTTACTAGATGGTATTACAGCAGGAACTGTATCTGCATCTTTAGCAGTTATTGCAGATTCTAATAAAGATATATCTGGATTTAGAAACTTAAGTATAACTGGAGATCTTACAGTTGCTGGTGATGATATTACTATGGGTACAAATACTGCAGGTAATTTATTAGTTGCAGATGGTACAAACTTTAATTCAATAGCAGTAGGATCATTATCAGAAATATCTACGGTTGCTGGTGATGATGTATTTTTAGCAGTAGATACTTCAGGTGGTGGACTTAAAAAAATTACAAGATCTACAATAGTATCAGGGCTTGCTACATCAGGTGCAATATCAAATGTAGTAGAAGATACTACACCACAATTAGGTGGTAATCTTGATATGAATGGCCAAGATATTGTAACTACATCTAATGCAAATATTGAATTAGCTGCAAATGGAACTGGTCATGTAGTTGTAAAAGGTAATAGTAATCAGGGAAAAATTACATTAAATTGCGAAAGTAATAGTCATGGTCAAGCTATACAAGCACAGGCACATTCTTTAGGTATAGACAATGTAATGTTACTTCCTAAAGATGGAGATTCTACATTAGTTTCAGAAATTTCAACACAAACATTAACAAATAAAACTTTAACTTCACCAAAAATAAATGAAAATGTAGCAGTAACTGCAACAGCTACAGAAATAAATATATTAGACGGTGTAACTTCAACAACTGCTGAACTAAATATTTTAGATGGTGTTACATCAACAGCAGCAGAATTAAACATATTAGACGGAGTAACATCTACAGCAGCTGAATTAAATATATTAGACGGTGTAACTTCAACAGCTAGTGAAATAAATATCATAGATGGAGATACATCAGCAAGTTCTACAACTTTAGTAGATGCAGATAGATTAGTTGCAAATGACGCAGGTACTATGAAACAAGTAGCATTAACAGATGTTAAAACATATTTAAGTAGTGCAGGATTTACAACAGATGATCCAACAGCTTTAGCTATTGCTCTTGGATAATAATCATTGACTTTTAAAAAAATAACGATATAATATAATAATAAATAGGAGAGAATAAATGGCAAATACTTTTAAAGTAGTGACCTTTGCAGCAGAACCTGCTTCAGCTGGTACGCCATACACAGTGTATACAACACCTTCAAGTACAACTACAGTTGTAATTGGTTTGGTATTAGCTAATATACATACATCTGCAGTTACAGCAGAAGTAGAATTAGTCAGTGATACATCTGGTGGTGGTAGAGCAGCTACAAATGGAACATCATTTTTAGTTAAAGATGTAAATATTCCTGCAGGTAGTTCACTTGAAATCTTATCAGGTGGTAAAGTTATTTTAGAAACAACTGATGCATTAAGAATAGATTGCTCAGTTGCAGATAAAATATCAGGCACACTGTCAATAATGGAGATAACATAATATGCCTTACATTGGTCAAGTTCCTTCACCGAAGGCACTAACAGCTTCAGATATAGCTGACGATTTAATTACGTCTGCTAAATTAAACTATAGTGAATCTACACTTACAGATCAAGCTACAGTGACTTGGGATGCATCAACACAAGATGTTTGTAAATTAACTTTAGGTGGTAATAGAACATTAGCTGCTCCTACTAATAATACCACTGGTCAATTTATATCTATACTTGTAATACAAGATGGAACAGGTTCAAGAACTTTAACATGGAACGCTGTATTTGAATTTGCAGAAGACACAGCTCCAACATTAACAACAACAGCTAGCAAGGGAGATGTTTTTGTTTTCAGATACAACGGATCTAAATGGTTAGAAGTTGGTAGAAATCAAAATTTAACATTATCATAATATGTACGCATTAGTAGTAGACAATTCAGTAACTAGAGTTTTTCCTAGTCCAAAAGGATTTGAACATAATGGAAATCAATATGCACCAGATATATTTTATAAATGGTCTAAAGCAGAAAAAGAAGCTATAGGTCTTTATGAAGTTGAAACTGATAGCACAAATTATAAAGATGAAAACTGGTATATTAATACTAATGAATCTTTTACATTTGGTAGTGGTAAAGTAACTAGATCATGGGGTACGGCTACAGCTAAAGATCATGCAGATAAAGATGCTGTAGATAGTGAAGGTAATAAAATTAAAGATGAAGATGGTAATCAAGTAATTATTGAAGGATTAAAAACAATATTAATTAGAACACTTAAACAGCAAGCTGCAGGAGAGTTACAAAATACAGATTGGTATGTAATCAGAAAAGCAGATGCAGGAACATCTATACCTAGTTTAATATCTACTCATAGAGCAGCTGTTAGAACTAAATGTGCTGAAATGGAAACAGCTATTACAAATGCTGTAGATACACCAGCTTTAGAAACTTTATACACATACACAGAACAAGAGGATGGATCTGTAACTAGACCATTAGGTGAACTTCCAAGATTGGAGGGTTAATGCCTATAAATAGTTTTTTGTATCCAGGTGCTAAATTTGTCCCACCTTATGAGGTAGCTAACTCATGTAGGTTTGATGATGGTAGTAGTGATAGTTTATATAAAACTTTTTCAAGTGATGGTAACAAAAAAACTTTTACTTTTTCAGCTTGGGTTAAAAGAGGAATTGTGAGTAGTGGTGATCATTGTTTAATTGCAACATCTGTAAATGCTTCTGATGATAATACAATGGAACTTTTTTTTCAAGGTGGAGATAAATTAGCTGTTGGCAGATACTACAATTATAATTTAATAACTAATGCTCTTTTCAGAGACTCATCAGCTTGGTATCATATTGTTTTAGCTTGTGATACTACTCAATCAACTGCATCAAATAGAATGAGATTATATGTAAATGGTTCTGAGATAACAAGTTTTGCAACAGCTAGTTATCCAAATCAAAATGATGATTTACCTTTATTGGCTGGAAGCCAAAGAATAAATATAGCAGCACAGTATTACACTCATTTAAGTCAAAATACTAGATTTTTAGATGGTTACATGACAGAAGTGGTTATGGTTGATAATCAACAACTAGACCCAACATCATTTGGAGAGTTTGATAGTGATAGTCCCAACATTTGGAAGCCAATAGATGTATCTGGTTTAACCTTTGGCACAAATGGATTTTATTTAGATTTTGAAAATGCTAGTAGTTTAGGTGCAGATGTATCAGGAAACTCTAATAACTTTACTGTTAATAATTTAACAAGTGTAGATCAATCTACTGATACTTGTACAAATAATTTTGCAACATTAAATCCTTTAGATTCTGGCACCATTACTTTTAGTGATGGAAATTTAACAGCTACATCTGGTTCTGACTATCATGCAACTAAAGGCACAATAGGAGTTAATACTGGAAAATGGTATTTTGAAGCAAAAATTAATGCTCCCTCTGGTGGCAGTGCGGTGGATAATTTTATAGGAATTACAGGAGATAATACAGCAGTGACAGGAGCAACTTATGATAATAATCCATCAGTTATATATACAGGAAGTGGAACTATAGACAAAGATGGAACAGCAGTTCAGTCAAGTTTAACAACATTTTCAACAGGTACGATTGTAGGAGTTGCTTTAAATATGGATGACTCAGAAATAGAGTTTTATATTAATGGATCAAAACAAGGTTCTACTCAATCTATAAGTTCTTTTACAGGTTTTTATTTACCATTTTACATAGGTGCTAATAATAGAAGTGCATCCTTTAATTTTGGATCACCATCTTTTTCAATCTCATCAGGTAATGCAGATGCAAATGGTCATGGTAATTTTGAATATTCAGTACCATCAGGTTACTTTGCTCTTTGCACAAAAAATTTAGCGGAGAATGGATAATGGCTTATACAGATATAGATAACCCAGAACTTTACTTTCAGACAAAATTATATACTGGAAATGGTGGAACACAATCAATTACTTTAGATGGTTCTAAAAATATGCAACCAGATTGGACTTGGATTAAAAAAAGAAATGGTGCGGCTGATAGTTCGCTTATGGATTCAGTTAGAGGAGTAAGAAAATCTTTAAGGTCAAATAGCACTGCCGCAGATTATACAGAATCATCAGGTTTTTCTTCTTTTGATAGTAATGGATTTAGTTTTGATGGAACTGCATATAATCATGTTAATAGAAGCAGTGATACATTTGTAGCTTGGAACTGGTTAGCTGGTGGTTCTGCATCATCAAACTCAAATGGAGATATAACAAGTTCTGTATCTGCTAACACCACTGCTGGATTTAGTATTGTCTCTTATACAGGGACAGGTTCAAATGCTACAATAGGTCATGGGTTAGGTTCTGCACCTAAATTTATAATTGTAAAAAACAGAGATGATGGATCAAAAAATTGGGTTACTCAAATAACTGCATTAGGTAATAATTATCTTGAATTAAACAAGACAAATGCAACATTTTCAGGCAGTACATACTTTAATAACACAGCTCCAACACCTTCTGTTTTTACTGTTGGCACAGTTGGTTCTACCAATGCAAGTTCTGATAATTTTATAGCTTATTGTTTTTCAGAAGTTAAAGGATATTCTAAAATTGGAAGCTACACAGGTGGATCAGATCCATTCGTCTATCTTGGTTTTAAACCAGCTTGGATTATGTTTAAAAATTCAAGTGCCAGTGAAAATTGGAGAATAATAGATAATAAAAGAGATACAGATAATCCAGCTGCCCAACATTTATATCCAAATTTAGCTAATGCAGAAGGAAGTGGTACTTCTTATAATGACTTTGTAGATTTTTTAAGTAATGGATTTAAAATTAGAAGTGGTTCTGGTGAGATAGATGGTTCAGGTAATACAATAATTTTTATGGCTTTCGCAGAATCACCCTTTGTAAATTCTAATGGTATACCAAATAACGCAAGATAAAATTAATTAAGGAGAAATATGCCCTATATAGGAAAACAACCAACAGTCGGAAACTTCCAAGTTTGTGATGCTATATCCGTAGTAAACGGGCAAGCAGCATATACTATGCAAGTTGGCGGCTCAAATGTAGAGCCAGAGTCAGCTAATCATATGCTTGTTAGCTTAAATGGTATTTTACAAAAACCAGGTAGTTCTTTTACTATCTCAGGTTCTACAATTACTTTTGCTAGTAATTTAGCAACAGGTGATGTTATAGACTTTATCACTTTATTAGGAGATACTTTAAATACAGGTGTTCCTTCAGATGACACTGTAACAGCTGCTAAGTTAAATGATGATATTATTTCAGGACAAACAGCTTTAACAGCTGAACCAGATGATACTGACGAATTTCTTGTGTCAGATGCAGGCACGATTAAAAGAATAGATTATTCACTTATTAAAGGTGGTCAGGGTTTAGTTAAATTAACAAATGCTGCTATTTCTTCAGCAACATCTTTTTCAATAACATCTACTCATATTACATCAACCTACAAATTTTATGATTTAGTTATAGAGGGTTCAACACCATCAGGAAGTAATGATTGGTTTGCTTATCTTCAAACTTCAACTGATAATGGCTCAAGTTATGATAGTGGTGGTACAAGTTATAAGTGGACAACTTTAAATACAGGAACACAAGGAAGTTTTTCTTCTGTGTACGATCAAGATGGTGATAGTAGTTTGAGACTTATAAGTGCCGCTTCTGATATTTTAGATTTTACAACAACGATAAGAATGTTTAGTCCAACTGATAGCAGTAAATATACAAATTTTGTTGGTTCAGGAATGGGTGGACATCAAAGCAACGATGACGCAAAACCAGCTTTTTTCATTGGTGTTAATAGAGTTCATCAAGCTGTAAATAATATAAAAGTTACTTTTTCAACTGCATTTACAGGAAATTATTATTTTTATGGAGTAACCGCATAATGTCAAATTTTAAATATATAGATGGAAAACAAATAAAACTTTCAGCACAAGAAGAAGAGGAGGCAAAACAAATTAAAGAAAAATTTAAAAATATTGCTAAATCAATGAAAGAACAAGATGAATTAATGCAATTAAAAAAAGCATCTGGTAAACAAAAGCTAAAAGATCTTGGATTAGACAATGATGAAATAAAAGCATTGATGGGGGCATAAGATGTCAATCAATGTATGCAATGACAGATCCATGGCATCCATTACCAGTCTCCCCTCAGGGGTCTCTGGTAGTAGCTTAGTGTTGATATCTGAGCAGACTGCTAGCAGTAGTGCTAATATAAGTTTTACAAGTGGTATAGACTCAACATACAAAGAATATATTTTTAAATTTATAGATATACATCCTGGTACTGCTGGTGTTTTTTGGACTTTTCAAGCTAACGCTTCAGGAGGTTCAGGTTTTAATGAAACTATTACATCTACTAGTTTTAGAGCAGTTCATACAGAAGCTGGATCGGGACAACTAGATTACATAGCTGGTATAGATCAAGCTAATGGGACATCATTTCAAAATATAATTTCAGATGGAGATATTAAAACAGATAATGATTCTTCTTTAGCTGGAACATTGCAACTTTTTAATCCAAGTGATACTACTTTTGTAAAACATTTTATTGCTACTACAAATCACATGGTTAATAATAGTCAGATATCAAATAATTATGTAGCAGGATATTTTAATACAACTTCTGCTATTGATGAAATACAGTTTAAATTTAATTCAGGAAATATTGATGCTGGTACTATAAAATTATATGGAGTAGTATAATGTCAATTGTAACTTACAACAACAGAAGTATTAGAAATATTTCAGCTATACCTGGAGCAGCTAAATCATTAACACATATTAAAACTTTAACTGCTAGTTCTGATTCCACTTTATCATTTGTAGATGGTAGTAGTGATGTTGTTTTAGATTCTACTTATCCTATTTATTTATTTAAGTTTATTAATGTTCATCCAGCTAGTAATAGTCAAAGATTTACATTTCAAGGTAATGCTAGTGGTGGTTCGGGTTTTAATGAAACAATGACTACAACACACTTTCAAGCAGAACATAGTGAGGGTGGCACATCTGATTTTAGATATAGAACAGCTTCTGATCAAGCTCAAGGCACAAGTTTTCAAGCAATAACTCAACAAGTTGGTAATGATAATGATGAGTGTTTTTCAGGAAGTTTGACTTTATTTAATCCTTCATCTACAACTTTTGTAAAACATTTTATTTCAAGGTGTCAGGAATATGAAAATAGTAATTATAGTCAGGATGTTTTTACAGCAGGATATTTCAATACAACATCAGCAATTGATGAAATACAATTTAAATTTGAAAGTGGGAATATAGACGCTGGCACTATAAAACTCTACGGACTAAAGGATTCATAATGAGCATAGTTACACTTAATGACAGAGCAGTTAGATCAGTTACAGCTTTTGGATCTTTAAATACTGGATCTATGGTGTTTATTAAAAAGTTAACAGCTAGTTCTAGTGGTACATTAAGTTTTGTTAATGGTAGCTCAGATGTAGTGCTAGATTCTACCTATAAAGAATATGTGTTTACATTTAAAAATATACATGCAGCAACTGATGGACAACAATTTAGATTTCAAACAAGTACTAATGGTGGGTCTAGCTATGGGGTAACTTTAACTTCAACTTATTTTATTGCGTATCACAAAGAAGATGGATCAGAGCAATCATTAGGTTATATAACAGGTAGTGATAAAGCACAGTCAACTGATTTTATGGTTTTAGGTAGTGGTGATAGCGAAAATGATAGTGGTATTTCTGGTTTTATGAATTTATTTAATCCAGCTAGTACAACATTTGTTAAACATTATATAGCAAGAACAATTAATGATCCAAGCACTTACGCACAAGATGAATTTACTGCTGGTTATTTTAATACAACTAGTGCAATAAATGCTGTACAATTTAAATTTGCTTCAGGAAATATAGACGCTGGAGATATTTGTTTATACGGAATTTTATAATAAGGAGAAAAAACAATGCCAAGATATCATAATATAAACGGAAATAAAGTTCAGTTTACGGCAGCTGAAGAAGCAGCTAGAGATGCTGAAGAACAAGCATGGGCAGATGGTGCTCTAGGAAGAGCACAAACTAACCTTAGATCTAGAAGAAATCAACTGCTAGCTCAAACTGATTTTTATGCTTTGTCTGATGTTACAATGTCTGATGACATGGAAGCATATAGACAAGAGCTTAGAGATTTTCCAGCAGATAAAGATACTGTTGAAAAATGTGAAAACGCTGTGTGGCCTACTAAACCTGAGTAATGGCTCGGAAGTTTAAAGCATACGTTGAAAGACCAAAACCTAAGAAAAGACCAAGAGTACATAAAAAAAATAAAAATAAATCTGAAAAAAGAATGTTTAAAAAATATAATAGACAGGGGAGATAATGGCAACACCAGATGAAGTAAAACTACAGAAAGGGTCGATAGCACCTACTCAGAAAGAACAAACAGGTAGTGCCAAAGCTGTTAGCCTTATCGAAAGTTTAGCAGCTGGTAAACCTAGTTTACCTACAGGCACAACTATATCACCACAATTACAAAATGTAAAATCACCAGAATTATTAACTGGAACTGCACTATCAGGACAAACAGCAGCAACAGGTTTATCTGCAGCAGTACCTACAACAGCAGCAGCACCTACTATAGCAGGTCCTACACCAGGTCTAGCAGGTACACAAGTTACAGCTCCTACCCCTACAGCAGCAGCACAAACTACAGCTGCAACAGTTGCTGGTGCTACACCTACGATGACAGCTGCACAAATGACAGGTCTTACAGCACCTGCACAAGCTGCAACAGGAACAGTAACTGCTGATGCAACTGTAAAAGGACAATTAGGTAAATTACAAACTGAAGTAGAACAAGCACTAGCATCAGGTAATCCATTACCTGTATGGGCTAGAGGAGCAGCAAAAGCAGCAGAAGCTGCTATGGCTAATAGAGGACTAAGTGCTAGTTCAATGGCTGCTGAAGCATTAGCTGAAGGTATTATGCAATCTGCTACACCTATAGCGGCAGCAGATGCTGCTACATATAAGCAGATGATATTTCAAAACTTGTCTAATAACCAACAAGCTAATATTACAAATGCACAGGCTTATCTTAAAATGGATATGGCTAACTTGTCTAATAGACAACAAACTAATCTACAAAATATAAATACAAGACAAGCATTTTTATTATCAGACCAAGCAGCTGCTAACGTTGCAGCACAATTTAATGCTACAAGTCAAAATCAAGTTAATCAATTTTATGATAAACTAAGTACAACTATTTCAGATCAAAATGCTGCTAGAACTGATGGTATGAATAAATTTGCAGAAGCAGAAAGAGCTAAAGCATCTGCATTAAATGCACAAAATACTATTGCAGTAAATGAAGCAAATGCAAAAAGAGAAGCTGCATTAAATCAATATAATGCAACTTTAGAAAATCAAAGACAACAATTTAATATTAACAATCAAAGAGAAATAGACCAATCAAATGTAGTTTGGAGAAGAGCTATTAATACAGCTAATACATCTGCAGTAAATGCAGCTAACCAAGCTAATGCACAAAATGTTTTAAATCTTTCTAACTGGGCACTATCATCATTATGGCAACAGTGGAGAGATGAAGCATCTTGGGTAAATACATCTTCAGAAAATGCTAATAATAGAAATCATAACTTAGCTATGGCAGCTATGGAAAGATCTACAGCATTTGAATTACAAGATCAAAAATCTAAAGATGCACTATATCAAATGATTGGAAAATTTGGATTTAATTTATAGGAGTAAAAATGAGTTTAAAGCTAGGTGATTTATTTAAAAATGGAATTAAAGCAGCTACAACATGGGTAGGAAACACAATAGGTGGACCTAAAGGTGCTGCTATAGGTGGTAAAGTAGGAGAGTTTATAGGTAGTGCTTTATTTGATAGAAAATCTATGGGTAGTGGTCGTGGAGATTTAGATATAATAGATACAGGAGTAACCATACCACAATTTGGTGGTAGAATGCAAGCATTTAGACCAGGCTCTGGTAGAACTAATAGAGGATATGCTGAAGTAGTAAATTTTGCCACATTAAATTCTGCATGGGATGCAAGACTTAGTAAATTTTACACAGATGATTATAAAGTTAAAAAAACTTTAGATAGAAAAAAAGTAGTATAAGGAGTTAATATGGAAGACGAATTTGGAGAAGGTATAGGTAATCCTTTTGATACACCTATTCCTGGCCAATCACTAACAGACACCCCAGGTAATTATCCTTGGGAACATCCACCACAATATCCGACTATGGAAGAAGCTACAGAATATTTGTGGACAAAAATGACAGAACCAGAAATAGCAGAACAAATAATTGCTATGCTAGATGCTGGTGTTCCAGTTGAGACAATAGCTAGAACTGCTTTGTTTGGTGGATTTTTAAATGGTAGATTTACTCCAGATGTGGCTTTCACAATAGCAGAACCTGTTATGAAAATGATTGCAACTATAGGAGTAGTAGCAGAAGTACCTAATATTAAAATGTCACAAGATGATGTAACAAATAAACAAGATATTAAATCTGCAGTGCAATTAAATATACAAGCTAAAAAAACAGCAAAAGAATTACAAGAAGAAATAAAGGAAAGTAAAGGTTTAATGTCTAAACCTAGAACAGAGGAGTCTAAATAATGGCTATAGATTTTGGTAGAGCAGCTAGGGGTATAGCAACAGGATATATATCTGAAGTAATAAGGGATCGTAGACAGGCAGATCAAGAAAAATATGAAAATCTTCAGTATGCAAAAAGACAATATTTTGAAGTTGATAAACCTGCATTTATAAAGCAAGAGGAAACAAGAGAAAATAATATGAACTTAATATCTAGCACATTGTCTCCTGTATATGGTAATTATGCTGATGCACTTGGTGTAACAGCAAATAATGCTTCAACAACATTATTTTTAAAACAAATAAAAGATAAAAGTAACGAAGAACAATATAGAATACAAAGTTCATTTATTGATAGAAAAAAAGATAGAATTAAATCATTTAATGAAAAAACTTCAGAGGTAAGAGATTTACTTTCAAACATGCCAGGTGGTCCTGGATCCATGAATATGATGAACTATTTTTTTCCTAATGAAGGAGAAGATCCAACTGAAGTTGGTGTAGGTCAAGGACAAGCTACAGAAACTACGGACACTCAAACTGCAGCTGCAAGTGATATACCTATGATGCCTATGAAATCTATAATGGATATTGAGGGTGCTGGTGGTAATAAATATGATATTAAAGTTCATGGCACAGAAAGAAGAGAGTTTGATACTGATTTTAGATCTACTTTTAGTAATAGATTAACAGGTGCACCTGAGATAGATGTTCCAGATAGCGATCCAAGATACGAACTTCAGCAATCTTTATTAATTGGTTATAATGATGCTGTTAAAAATGGTTATAAAGATGGAAAATTTTCTTATATGTTAAATAAATATATTGATAATCAATTTAAAAAACAGGGTATAGATGGATATCCAACAGGTTTTCCAGAGACTAAACAAGAAACTGTAGAGCAACCTGCTGAACAAATTACAGATAGTAAAGCTACTGTAGGAGATGGTGCAAAATTTGATGCACCTGATGTTAGTAAAATAGGTGCTAAAGAAGATTTAGGAATTAATTTACAAAGTATAAGAAAAATGGAAGGTGGTGGTGCTGGATCACCAGCAACTGTTATCAATGATTTAAGGGATATTATATCTAGAATAAGTAACAGTGCTTCATTATCAGATGATGAAAAAAGTAAAAGAGTAGATATAGCAAGAGAAAGAGCTAAAGAAAGAATAAAAGCAATGGGATTAGACCCAGATAACTTTAATTTATAATTATGGCTGAAAATATGTTTAAGGATCTCTTACCTGAAGAGGAAAGAGATTTTAAAAATCAACCTAAAACTGGTAATGAATTTAATGATCTCTTACCTGAAGGTGAGAAAAATATTCCCATACAAAATGAATTTAAATTATCAGATACTCCTGATGATAAATTTTCGTTAAAAGATGTAAATTTATTTGAAGATCTTATACCTGATGAAGAAAAAGATAAACCAATTACAAAATTATTTACAGATCCAGATACAGAATTTGGTATTGGAGATGCTTTTGTTTTAGGTTTAACAGATACTATTCGTGGAGTTACACAATTTGCTGGTGGTGAAAAAGTGTTCTTCATGGATGAAGATTTAAAAACTCAACAAGCTAGACTTAATCAAGCACTACAAGGTGAAGGTGGTGGATTAGTAGCTGCAGCTTATTTTGGTGGTGCAATATTAGATCCTGCTACTTGGTTAATACCTGTGTTAAGAGGAAAGACATTATATAAAATGGCTTTATCTGGAGGAGTGGCTGGCGGACTTGCAGGTGCATTAGGTTATGTAGATGAAACTAGCATATTTGATACAAGGGCAAAACAGGCAGGTGCAGGTGCTGTAGGTGGTGCTATTTTATCACCAGCTATAGGTAAATTATTAGACGTTGCAGCAGTTAGAAAAATTAATAAAAGATTAGAAGCAGAGAGATTTACTGATGAACAAATGGAGGAATTACCTGATAAATTAAAAAAAGTAATTAGTGGACCTGGAGAAGAAGATATAGTAATAAAAAGACCAGACCAAAAAACTAAAACAAAAAAGGTACAAGGTAGAGGTAAAAAAGATTTAATAGTTAGAAAAAATATTAAACTTAAACAAGTAGAGACAGTTGACGGTAGACCAAATTCTTTAAAACCTAGTAAAGATACAAATAGAAATTTTATATTAAGAGGACCTAGAGAATTTTTTAAAACAATACTAGGTGGTTTTGTAAAACCTTTAGAACCAGTAATTAAAGGTGTAGAAAAAGCTAAAGGTGCATACATGAAAAAAGCGACTGCAAAATATGATCAGTATTTTCGTTCAGGACCTAATGCTGGTGAATTTGGTACTGGTGCTGCGGGTGCATTATACGGTTTTGCTTTACCAACAGATGAAAAAATATTTGGAATAGATGTACCAGAAACTGATGGTGGTATATTAGAAAGATTTTCAAGAGCTGGATTAGGTTTTATGATGGGCTTTGGTGGTGCAAGATTTGCTAAAAAAACTCAAGTACCTGATTTTATAAAAGAACGTAGAGCTTTAGGACAGGGTATAGATATAGAAGAAGATTTAAGTATAGCAAGTTACCTAGCTAAAAATTTTGTAGATGGATACAATGTACCAAAAGTTTTAAAAGATTTAGAAACTAAAGATTTAGAAGGTTTAAGAAATAAAATAGAATTACAATTTTATAGAATATATCAAGAGGCAAATCAATTAAGCACTGATGAAAGAAAAGTTTTATATAATCTTTTAGAAGGTGATATAAAATATAACGTAGTTCCAAAAGATTTACAAAGAATAGCTAAAAAAGCTAGAAATCAAATTACTAAAATAACTAATATGTATATTCAAGCAGGTTTAATTACAGAAGAAACTGCTTTAAGAAATATTCAAAGATATATTAAAAGATCTTATGGCGGTAAAGATTTAGCTAAAATAGGATCTGAATTAAGAGCAAGAGGTGTTCTTGAAACTATAACACCTAATCAATGGATTAATAAATTTAGTAAAGAAAAAGCATTTAAATTAGATGATACAGGAAAGTTAGTGCCTTTAGAAAATCATAATGGTTGGGAATTATTTGGTAATGTTCAAGTTAAAAAATTTGAAGAACCTGTAAAAGCCACAGAAGATTCAGTTAAAGCATTAATTAAAGCTGGTAAGGGTGATGAACCTTTAATAACAGCTAGATGGGAATATACTAAACAAGAACGTTTAGGTATGACTGAAATAGAAGATGGTGCTTTTGCTATAATGGAAACTGGTAGGTTAATGGCACAAACTTTACCTAGATATAAATTTTATGCCGATATAGCTGCACAAACTTTTACAAAAACATCACCAACTGCTGATGAAGTACAAAAACTTAATTTAGTACAAGTGCCTAACAGTGTAAGAACAGGCACAATACAAAAAACTTATGGTGCTTTAGCGGGTAAATTTATACCTAGAGAAGTATATGAAAATATATTTCAAATAAATAAAATTACAGAAGGTCCACAAAAACCAGTAGCTAGATTATATAGACAAATAAATCAATATTGGAAAGCTAGTAAAACTGCATGGAATCCAACAGTTCATGTTAATAATATGGTTAGTAATTTAGTTTTATTAGATTTAGTAGATGGTAACGCAGCATTTTTACCAGCAGCAGTAAAAGCATTTACAGATCAAAATGCAGGTAAATCTGTAAAAATATTAGAAGAAGCGAGCAATCTTGGTGTATTTGCTAATAACTATGTAAAAAGAGAATTAGATGTATTAGATCCATCTAAATTAAAACCTGCTTATTATGAAATGGATCCTAATAAAAATGTTTTTGAAAATGCTTTAAATGCAGCAGGATTTATACATAAAGATTTAATAGTAAAAAATAAATTTGGATTACAAAAATTATCTGATTATTATGCTTTAGAAGATTCTATATTTAGACTTGCCCTATACATGGACAGAAGAAAAAAAGGGTACAGTAAAGTTCAAGCTGCACAAGATGCAAGAAAATCTTTTATTGATTATAACATTCAAGCACCTGGTATAAATGCATTAAGAGCACTACCTACACCTTTCTTGGCATACACATATAGAGTTGTGCCAATACTTGCAGAGACAGCTGTAGTTAGACCTTGGAAGTATGCTAAGTATGCTGCATTAGGATATATGTTAAATAACTTAGGTGAATTATTAGGTGAAGGTGCACCTGAAGCTGAACGTGCTGCTTTTATAAAAGAAAAACAAGGTCAAGTATTTGGTTTACCGTTTTTGCCTCACAGAAATATTAAAATACCTACAACAGATGAATCAAGATATGTTGATATAACTAGGTTTGTACCTGGTGGTGATATATTTGATTTAAATTCTGGTCAGATACCTTTAGTTCCACAACCTTTACAAATGAATTTTGGTGTAGCTGGTGATGTTTTTTTTCCTATGCTAGGTTTTGATTTATTTAGAGGTGATAAAATAAAAGGACAAGGTATATCAGAGTTTGATGATTTTTCTATTAGAGCACAGTTTGCATTAAAAAGACTAGTACCTAACTTTCCTTTTGTTCCATTTTCGTATTCAACAGAAAGAATAGAAAGAGCTAGAAAAGATACGTCTCAACTAAAAAGAAGTGAAAGTGAATTGCTTGCATTTTTTAATACTTTAGGTTTTAAAATTGAAGAAGCAGATTTAAGTAGATTAAGAACCATAAAAGCATTTGAATTTAGAAGAAGAGTAAAAGGTGTAGAGGAACAAATGAGATCTGTTTATTCTAAATTTCAAAAAGGATCAATAGATAAAAATAAAAGAAATAAAGAAATAGAAGAATTAAATGAAAAATATAAAAAACTAAGAGATGAATATAGTGAAGCATTAAATATACCAATAGATTATCAAGAAGGTGCTGAATTTGATGAAATATTACCAAGGATAACTACTTCACTTAAAAAACAAAGTGAAAAATTATTTAAAGGTGTAAAAGAAAAAAAAGAAAACATCTTTGAGGATTTAGTAAACTAATGGCTAAACAACCTAAAACAACCAGTGAACATCTTATATCCATTTATGGGTATATAACAGGTCTAAAAAGGGAGATTAGCACAATAAAAAATAATCACTTAAAACACATGCATGACGATATTGATAGGCTACATGGTAAGATAGATAAGATATTATATGTATTAATAGGTGGATTAGGTGCAACAATATTAACAATACTGGGACTATTTTTATAATGGACAAACGTGAAATAACTGATACAATAGTAATACACTGTACACAAACTCCACCAAATATGGATGTTGATGTAACAAAAGTAACTGAGTGGCATAAAGATCGTGGCTTTGATACGATTGGATATCACTATTTAATTAAAAGAGATGGCACATTACAAACTGGAAGAGATGAAGATCTTGTAGGTGCACATGCAGTAGCAGTTAATGGAACATCAATAGGTGTAGCATTAGCTGGTGGTGGCACAACAGATATGGGTTGGGAAAATAACTTTGCACCTATACAATTTGAAACACTAAAAAGTATAATAATTAAATTAAAAGATAAGTATAATATACAAAAAATTATAGGACATTCAGAAGTAGAAAGCACAAAAGAATGCCCATCATTTGATGTACAAGGATGGTTAGATAAAAATGGCTTGGTTTAGTTTAGCAAAGATTGCAATAAATGCTGGAACGCACATATATAAAAAACGTAAAGAAACTCAAATGCTTATGGCAGATGCACAAAATATGCATGCTGCTAAAATGGCAAAAGGTGAAACAGAGTATCAAGGTAAATTATTAGAAGCAAGACAATCAGATTGGAAGGACGAGTTCGTTTTGATTGTGCTTACGTTGCCAATTTTGGTGATTGCTTGGGGGGTCTTTTCGGAAGATCCTGATGCATCTGCAAAGATAAAAGAGTTTTTTGATCAGTTCCAACAACTGCCGACCTGGTTCACAAATTTGTGGATTCTTGTCGTGGCTAGCATTTTTGGTATAAAGGGCACACAAATATTCCGTAACGGGAAAAAGTAATGTCTAAACCTGAATATCAGGATATCATAAGCGAATATAAAGAACAGGTTAGAATCCTGAAACAAGAAGTGGCTGAACTACAAGATGCTGGTAAATCTAAAGATAGTGCAAACAAACGTACATTACAAAAACTTGAGCATGTAACAAAAGATTTAGAAGATGCAAATAAAAAAATAAAACAATTGGAGGAAGATCATGATAAGAAAAATGATAGAAAAGATTAAAAATCTTTGGCAAAGATTCGTAGACTGGCTTTTTACTTTTAAAAAGTGAAAATAGTTTTAACATTGTTGTTATGTTCTTATGTTGCAGATACTTGTCTACCTCCGCATGTTTACCATGAAGAATTTGATAATGATTATGATTGTTTAATTGCAGGTTATAAAGAATCATTATTAAAGATAGAAGAAATAGGTAGCGAAGCTATAAATGAGCATAGAATGTATATAAAATTTGGATGCACAGAAATAGTTTATGAGGATAATACATAATGAAAAAACTAGCTTTATCAGATAACACAGGTATACAATTACCTGCTCGTAATTTAATTACAATTATAGGTGCATGTTTAGTTGGGGCATGGTTTGGATTTGGTGTTATAGAAAGAATTAATGTTTTAGAAACACAAAATAAACTTAATTCAAAAGATATAGAAATGAATACAGAGTTTAGAATAAAGTGGCCTCTTGGAGAATTAGGTTCATTGCCTGCCGATTCTGAACAATTTTTACTTATTGAAGATTTAGTAAAAGATGTAGAAAAAATACAGGAACAAATGGAATCAATGATGCATAATAAAGTTAATATACAAAGATTACAAAAAGATGTAGATAAAATAATAGATCAATTAGAAATTGTAAAAGATAAAGTAAGAGCAAATGGAGGGCATAAATGATAGAAGTTGTGGTAGCTTTAATACTTACATTAAACGGTTCTGTGATTGAGCATGTATATAAAGATAAAATGAGTGACTGCCTTAAGTCAAAAAGAATTGCCCAACGAGAAGTAAATCCAGAAAGAGTTATTTTTAGTTGTAAAAAAGTAGAGGCAGAAACAGAAATATATTTAGGTCAAAAAAAAATATTAAGGATAATAAAATAATATGTATTTAAATGCTAATATACCCCCAATAGAATGTTATGTTCGTGGTAATTATTTAAGAGATCAAAAAGATTCACACGATAAATACTTTGAATGTGTAGTATTTGGATTTACATCTATACCAAAACAAGTTCCCCTATTTCATTACATGATGACAGATGGTGGTATATGGTGGAGAGCACCTATATCTGCATTTTGTAAAAAACCTGGAATAAAAGAATTGCCACTTAATGAATTAATGTTATGGGATTCTTTTAGCTATAATGTTAGTGTAACTAGATTTTATCAATTGCAAGGATGCAAAATGATATACACATCTAGAAGAAAAAAACAAAGAGAAGGCACATATTTATTTACAATTGATTGGTGTGCTGGTGATTATAATGAATTAGATTTTGGATATGCAGAAAAACCAGATCAACATAAATGTGGCCATGTGATAGAACTAGATGATGGTAATTATGCTATTCAACCCAACAATAGGCTAAGAATATTCGATCCATCTATGGCTGCTGATCCTAGCAAACCTCTTATACATAGATTAGTTAATACTAGAATATGGTCTGTGGAAGACACATCTAAATGGATAACTGACGAGAATGAAGAAGGAAGTTATGACTATGATTATAAGGAGATGAAAAATGGCGAAAAAAAAGTCGACAGTAAATAAAGCTGGAAACTATACAAAACCTGGCATGAGAAAAAGAATGTTTAAAGCTATTATGGCTGGATCAAAAGGTGGAAAACCTGGACAATGGTCAGCAAGAAAAGCACAGCTTTTAGCATCTAGGTATAAAAAAGCAGGTGGCGGATATAAATAATGATAAACTTAATAAAAAAAATTTTAGGTATGCTTGATCTAGAAACTAGAGTAAGATTACTTGAAAGAAAAAACTATTGGAAGGAAAAATATAAACATGAAAAATAAAAAAGCAAAAGCAAAAATAAAAAAAGTTATTAAAGGTTTAAAGGGTGCTGTTAAGGCACATACTGGTCAACATAAAATGTTAGCAAGTGCTTTAAAAGGAAATGGCAAAAAAAAGAGATCCTAAAGTAGGGACAGGCAAAAAACCAAAAGGATCTGGTAGGAGGCTCTATACAGATGAGAATCCTAAAGATACTGTTGGAATTAAGTTTGCGACTCCTGCTGATGCTCGTAAAACTGTTGCAAAGGTTAAAAAGATATCTAAACCATTTGCGAGAAAGATACAAATATTAACAGTGGGAGAGCAGAGAGCAAAAGTTATGGGTAAAACTCAGGTAGCATCTATATTTAAAAAAGGAAAAGAAGCTATAAGAAAAGGGAGGAAGTCGTAATGGCATTAGCAAAAAGCCAAAGAAGTCTTAAAGCATGGAGCAAACAAAAATGGCGTACAAAATCTGGAAAAAAATCGAGCATTACTGGAGAAAGGTACTTGCCTTCTGCAGCAATAAAGAATTTAAGTGCTGCGGAGTATGCGGCAACGACCAGAGCAAAGAGAAAAGACACTAAAAAAGGTAAGCAACATAGCAAACAACCAAAAGGTATTGCTAAAAAAACAGCTAAATACAGGAGATATAACTAATGATGAAAAATGGTATGAAAAAAAATGGTATGAAGAAAGCAGCTATGAAAAAAAAATTTAAAGGTTTTTCTAAACTGCCAGAAAAAGTACAAATGAAAATGAATAAAAAGTTAGCTAAGAAAGTATAATGAGAAAAGGTTTATATGCTAATATCCATGCTAAAAGAAAGCGTGGTGGTAAAATGAGAAAGAAAGGTGCTAAAGGTGCACCTACTGCTGCACAATTTAAAAGAGCAGCAATGACAGTAAAGAAAAAATAATGTCAGAAGTAAAAGATAAATTAAAAAGATATGGTTTATCTAGACTTAATCAAGTCAAGAGAACACCTAATCATCCTACAAAGAAAGCTGTAGTTGCTGTAAAGGATAATAGTAAGGTTAAAATTATTCGTTTTGGTGATCAAAAAATGGGTCACAATTATAGTAAAGAAGCTAGAAAAAGTTTTAAAGCTAGGCATGCAAAAAATATAGCTAAAGGACCAACTAGTGCAGCTTATTGGGCTAACAAAACATTTTGGTCTGGGCCAGGTGGATCTAAAAAATCACCACCTAAATCTCAAAAACATGTAAAAGGATTAAAAAGATAAAAAAGGGGGAGCCAGAACGACCCCCCCGACATGAGCAAGCAACAACGAGACACACAGAGAAGTTACTCTGGGTGTCTTTTTTTTTGCACTAGATAAACTTTATATTTTTTGTATAATTTGCTTAATGTCATCTTGTAGTTTTTTCCCCACTGAGTTAGCATGGTTAATTACAGCTGCACATAAATTACCATGATATGGATAACCTTTTAATGCATCTCTAATTTTACCTACAGGTTTACCACCATAATCAATCACTATAGCATTGTCTTTATTAAGACCTATTTTTAATTCAAATAGTATACCTGTATATTTATCTATATTACTTTTTTCCGTCATTACTTTCTCCTTTAAAAGGTGTAAGTTTTGATAGTGTAGTCATTATATTTGCAACTTCACCATATGGTCTACTCATTAAATATCTCATAATATCCATAAGTAACTCAGATGTTACAAGATATTCTTTTGGTTGTCCTTTTTCTTTTTCCATATATTCTCCTATTAAAATGGAATATCATCCTCGTTAGGATAATATTTATTTATTACATTTAACTTGTCTAATGCACATCCTATTATTGCTAATTGTTTATCTATTTCATCAAAAAATTGTGGATGTTCACCTATACCTACAGACTTTTCTAGGTATACCTCTATTGTAGCTTTTGCTACATCTACCTCTGCCTCATATTTTTTTCTTAAGGCATTTATAAACATATCTCTCATTACCATGCTCCTTTAAATTGATAGTATTTATTTTCTACCATATCCTCATCTTCAAGATATGGATTATGTTTTGCAGCTTTAGATTGTCTAGCATCTCTTATAGTTTGATTAAGAGTTCTACCATCTCTAATACATGCAGAAACAAAATCTTCTACTTCTAGTACCGCTTGTTTAACTTGCCCCATTACTAACCTCCTTTACTAGTCTGTTTAAGTACCACTGTGCTTTTTGTAAATCTTCTAGTGGTTCTCCTTTAAATTTATATCTTGCAACATACTTCAAGATATTACCCTTTAGATATCCATGAAACTCATCATTAGTCATGCAGTCACATATAACATCAATAGTTTCTTTTTTACCATGCATGTAATGCACTGGTCTATTTACATTATCAGCTTCCATATTCTCTCCTAACAGTTTTGATATCAATTGTTTCTAGATTATAATCGCCATTCTTTACTTCTCTTTTAACTATCAAACCACTCCACCACATATGTTGTGTATCTCTAGCAAAGAATTCTTTATGGCTAAGATAACAACCTGCAGACATAGCATGTAGTTTTCTACCATTTGGCAATGTAGATATAGCATAATCTAACAAATGACTATGACCTACTGTAGCAGAAACTTTATGTTTTGTCAAGATAGATCGTGCAATATTTTCACCAGATATAGCAGAACCCATGATACCAGATGGTAAATGGTGAGAGTAATGCACACCATCTATAGTTTTTATATCTTTATACTTAACTTCTTTCCAACCATATTTTTTAAACTTTAGATCATCAATACTAATAGATCCTTCTAACTCTGGATTTTCTTCTACAAATCTATCAATACGATCTTCATGATTACCATGAAGCATAGTTTTTTTAGGTCGATGGCTACCTAATCCTTGATTAAATAAGGATAGTGCTTCATGCGAATGATCCATATCTTTTTTATATCTTCTACCTTCAAATGATTTCTTACCACGATCATAACTAGATAGAGAATCCATACTACAAAAGTCACCCATACATATTACATGTGTAACTTTAAAATCTGCGGCTAGTCTACCTGCCCACAGAAATCTTTCATTGCTTGTTCTTGGTGTGCAATGAGGGTCACCAATAACTAAATGTGTTGCCACTAGTTTAACTCCTTGTCTCGTTTCATTTTTAAGTATTCCAGAAAATCTATAACATTAGACTCATCATCAAAGTCAGCTACTGAGCTAATTGATAATCCAGTATTACTATTTTTTTTATCGTCAGCAAAACCACGAAGTCCCCATAGAAACGTTGAATGGGGGTCTGATGTTGCCATTTTTATCATGCCTCTAGCTATTGTAGAACATAATTCATATTCTTCTGTAGTCATTTTAGATTTACTATCCATTATAATACCACAGTGAAAACCTTTTTGCCACGGGCTAACTATTACTTTAACAGAATTAATTAAGTTTAATTTATCTTTTTTTTTCATACCAGTATTTATCCATATTATCTTTTGTAAGTTCTAAAACTTTATGTTCAAAACCTCTTTTCATACTTTTCTTACCAAACTCATTTGCTTTACGTTCATCATCAAATATTTCATTAGTAAATAATTTGTAATCATTATCTTTTTTGCCTTTAAATATTACAAAGTACAAATGTGACATAATATCAAAAGAGTCGGTGAAGATTAGACCCCTTAAACTAATCCCCACCATACTCTAATTTCTCCCAACAAGGAAGTCTGTAATTTTATTTGTTTATATTTTTCCATACTTTAATTGCCGCTTGTTTAATATTACTATCCCAGTAAAAAGGACTAGGATCAGTATTTAATGGTGTTATTTTTATAGCTTTTTGTATATCATTACTACACATATCAATATAATTTTCTAATGATTTAAAATCTCTAACAAGTTCTGTATATCCATCAGCTACATCTTCTTTAGTTAAATCATACCAAAGACTTTTTTTAGGTGTAGCATATAGTAAAGCTATAGGTTTACTATGTAATTTTGAGTACAATGCTTGCTGCCTTAAATGATCTATCTTAGGTTTAGTAGGTAATCTTAGAGTAGATTTTAAGTCAACTATCAAGTTATCATATTCAAAATCTGTAAATAATCTTACTGGATATTTTAGACCATCAATCATTTCTACTTTTTCTTTTTGATAACTAACTATATTTCTTAATTGTCTTTCATATAGTTTTTCTTCGAATATTTTAGCTATCTCAATCGAGTTACTTATCTCATTATCTGCATTAAAAAATTTATTTTTTTTAAACTTATGAGTTATTAACTTTTCAAAGTGTCTATCATCTTTTTGCATCATACCTTTTTTTATTTTGTAGTATGCACCAAACTCTGCAAGATTACCTCTAACCATGGCTGGGCTACTAGATACTTTTAGGCCCAATCCGTAGTGTACCAACCATTCACTCGGAT